CCGAGCACGTCGTCGACGATGGCCTTGATCGCCCGCAGCGGATGCTTCGCGGGAACCCGTTGTTCCAGGTCCACGAATGAGAACAGCGACCCCGACCTCTCGTCCGTCCCGCGCATGTTGCCCCCCCATGGACTTGGAGCGAGAACGGAATCATATTCGCGCAAAGCTGTCAGCAGGCGAGAAGTTCAACAGCCTGCTAGTGCAGACGATGGACGCCTCGCCGAATACTTCACGGGAACAGGCATCAAACATCTTACAGGCAAGGGGCTCGAAAGGTACCGCTTCCCCCTCCCACCGCTAGCCGAGCAGCGGCGGATAGTGGCGAAAGTGGAAGAGTTGATGTCGCTATGCGACCGGCTGGAGGCCGCTCGTGCCGAGCGCGAGACGACGCGCGACCGCCTGAGCGCAGCGAGTCTCGCCCGCCTCAACACGCCCGATCCCGACCCGGCTGTCTTCGCTCGTGACGCCCGCTTCACACTCGACAACCTCGCCGCCCTCACCAGCCGACCCGACCAGATCAAGCAGCTCCGCCAGACCATCCTCAACCTCGCAATCCGCGGCAAGCTCGTGCCCCAGAACCCGAACGACGAGCCGGCGGCAGAGCTGCTGAGTCAGCTTCACCACACCCGACGGCACAAGCGAAAATTCGCCCAGATAAACGTGGACGAACTTGAGGTGCCGCTGCCCGATGTGCCACCGGGATGGTTATGGACCACTCTTGATCAAATCGCTGCCGACGACGAGAATGCAATAACAGACGGCCCTTTTGGCTCTCAGCTCAAATCGAGCCACTACATTCAAACGCCAGGCTTTCGAGTTGTTCGCCTGCAGAATATTGGCAGCGGCGCTTTCCGGGGAGAGCATGAAGCTTTCATAGACCGCGCTCGCCATGAGCGCTTGGCTAAACACCATCTCAAGGCCGGCGATCTTGTGGTCGCGGGCCTTGTTGATCCTCTAGTGCGTTGTTGTGAGATTCCGAAAGACCTTGGCCCCGCTCTTGTGAAGGCGGATTGTTACCGGTTTGCGGTACATCGGAGGTTGTCGTCGCGTTATGCTCTCCACTTTCTCAACTCTCCTCTCGCTCAGATCTTCGCTAGCGTGCACCACCATGGCATGACGCTTACTAGGATTGGGCTCGGCAACTTTCGCCGAATTCCAATTCCTCTGCCACCAGTTGCCGAGCAGCACCGCATCGCCGCGAAGGTCGATCAGTTAATGAAGCTATGCGACCGGCTGGAGGCGAGCCTCACCGACAGCGCCACCAACCGCCGCCGCCTGCTCGACGCCCTCCTCGCCGAAGCCTTAGCACCCGCCGAGGTAACTGCACGTGAGGCAGCGCAATGAAATTACGAGAGCGCCTGAAAGCAGACTTCGGAATTGATGTGCGCATCGCCAGCGGCAACGGGTTGCAAGCCGACCCGTTTGTCATCGAAGCCTGCTCGGTCGACGAGGCGACTCAAACTCAGCTCGATCTGATGCGCGGACTGGGCATGGGTCGCAACGAGCTTTGGCGCATCCTCGACGCCGAACTTCTGCGTGGCGGGAACGCGCCGATCCAGCGCCTGCGCATCGAGACCGTCACCTTCACGCCAGACCAAGTGATTACGGAGAGCCGCGCATACCATTTTGATCTGAGCAGCGTAAAAGGTTTGCCCACGCCGGAGAGCCCTCGGCCCGCTTGGTCGTATCCCACCAGCAGATTTGCGGCCGATCACCAGATCGGCTGGCTTCATTTTGTCAAGGCCGTCGACAATCGCCCGGATGATGGGCGTTTCGATTTTTCACTCGTCTACTCGGGCCGCGGGGCGAAGGCCACGTTGTACGTCTACGAGCCGGAATTGCCGTCGACTTCATTACCGGGCGCCTCTCGGGCGTTGCTGGAGCTGCAGTCCGTCTGCGAGCAAGTGAAGCAACTTCAACCTGCCGCCGAAACGCCGTGGCCGATCGCTACTGCCGAGCCCTTTTTGCTGCAGCACTTCTTGATCGGAGACGACCTCTCTATCGCTGGCGTCTGCGACTTGGGCGCGCATTTCTTGAAGCTCCGCCTGACTTTCACTGACGATCCGAAAATGCGTGAGCTTATGGGGTTCTCGATCAGCGAACTGCGGCATCAGACCTTGCGATGCCTGCAACGGCGATGACAGGATCGGCTCCACAGTGAAGCATGGGGTTCATATGAGCGCCGTCGTCGAAGTCGACAGTAATGATTTCTGGGTGAAGGTCGTTGGCATGCTCCAACAGAACTGGGCGGTCATTGAGAGCGGGGGAGAGACGGCGGCAAGGATCATATTCATCACGGATACGAGCGGCATCTTCGACGAGATTGCGTTCTCAAACGCAGCGGACGCCGCCGAGGCACTGGCAAGGAACGGCTTCAAGCAGTTTGCTCAAAGTCCAGACCTCCAAGCGTTCTTGCGGCCGCCCGCTCCTCCGTATGCACGCGCGGCTCATCCAAACGGACCGATCTATTCGTCTGGCCGCTTCTGGCGTAGTTGAGTTTACGCCATGGGCCACCTTCGCCTCGGCAAGCTACCCGCCGGCAAAAAGTGGACTCAGGTCGTTGATCTGCTGCGAATCGGCGCCAGCGTTGCTGAACTTGCCGCCTCCACTGCTGACGCCGCCGAGAAAGAGCTAGATGACGCTAAGGGCGATCCAGCCCTGGCTTACACTGTCTGGCTGCTAACTCAGCTCCCCCTTGCAGCGGGTTCTCCCCAATACCGCGAACACCTCGTTGAGCTGGGTTTCAATTCCGGTGCCGACCAGTCCCTGCTCGCGCTCGTTTCCGGCTTTGCCCAAGCCGTCGATAGCAACGCCGGTAGGAAGGGCCGCACCGACCTCGGAGAGCTGGCACGCCAAGCGGCTTCCGAAAGCCTCGCGTCCTTAATTGGTGCAACGACCCCATCGCTGTTCGGTTCGAGCGCCGAGGATCTCCAGCGCGAGCTTGGCCGTCTTGGCACCAAAGATCGATTTGCCGGGCTCGCTCGGGATTTCTTCGCCCGCCTGACCCAGAAGACGCTCGAATTCTACATCAGCCGGGAGCTGCCGCAGCACGTCGGCCCTGGCAAGAGCGTGGCCTCGATCGAGCAGCAGATCGAGTTCCGCCAAGCACTCGAACGTCATTGCCGTGAAGCGTCCCTCATCGTCGAGGAGTTTGCCGGCGGCTGGTACTCCAAGAGTAATTTCCAGCGAACCCTGACGCCCGCAACCGCTCAGGGCTTCGCCGACTACGCCCTCACGAAGATGCGCGATGAACTTCGCGCACGCAGGGGCGGCGATGGCTGAGCATCTCTTCCTGTGCGGATTGAGTGATGCACAGCGCGCCACCTACAAAGGCGGGCGGGAGCTGAACCTGCACGGCCCGAAGGCTAACGTGCGGCTGAAGCTCGATGACATCCGTCGCAACTTCCTCATGGTCGAGCCAGCGTTGCTCGCGGACCTGATAGAAATTGCTGCCTACGTGTTCGCCGCCGACTGCTCAGTAAGCCGTGGCGGCATTACTTTTCCGAACGCCGGCTCGAAATGGCGCCGGACCTTCCATCTTGTCGTTGCTGTCCGAGAGCCGGGCCGGTGGAGCGAGCCGGGGCTGCTTAAGGCGTTGCGCGAAGCGCTAGAATTCCTGTCAGACGATACTTGGAACTTTACCTTTGAAGAGATGGCCAACCCGCCGCCAATCCAAACCTACCTCAACTTCGCCGAACCAAGCCCCGAAAGGTCGGGCGACACATCGATCGTGCTCTTTTCGGGTGGGCTCGATTCCTACGCCGGCGCGGTTCATGAGTTGACGCAGACTAACCGACACGTCGTGCTGATGAGCCGTCGCATCGAGGGTATGACGATCCCGCGGCAGGCGGAATTGGCCGACGAGATAAGGAAACGTTATCGCCGACGGGTTACGCACGTCTCCCTGAACGCTGGCCTAACGAAGGAGACGGCGGCGCGCGAGCACACGCAGCGAACGCGAACATTCCTTCTTGCTGCTATGGCGCTCGTAGCCGCTGTCATGGAAAGCGCTGATCGGGTGCGCTTCTACGAGAATGGCATCATGAGCGTGAACCTGCCGATTTCGGGACAAGTTGTCGGCTCCCGTGCCTCCCGGTCGACGCACCCCCGTTCCTTGATGCTTCTTGAGCGCTTAGGGGGACTCATTGCTGCGCCGGGCATAAAGATCGACAACCCTTTTATTTGGTCGACGAAAGCCGAGATTGTATCGGAGCTACTCCAGCACCCTGAGAGCCGCGCTATAAGCCGCACGCTGAGCTGCTCGAAGACGCGGGAGATGACGCTGGCCCATCCTCACTGCGGCACATGCGCTCAATGTCTCCAGCGTCGAATATCAACGCTAGGCGCCAATGCCGGTGACCTCGACCCGAAGGTCGACTACGCAGTCGATCTGCTGGTCGGTGCCCGGCACGGGTGGGAAGACACCGCGATGGCAGTGGAGACGATTCGTAGCGCACTCGAATTCTGGCGCATGTCGGAGCGTGAGATCGCGACACGCTTCTCGGGTGAACTCGGGTCGCTAGCAACGTGCTTCGAAAACGATGCACCTGAATCGGTCGCGCGCAAGTGCGCCGATCTCTTCAAGAGGCACGGCGACACTGTGCATGACATTCTTGTCCGTGCACACAAAGAGTATGCGCAGGCGATATTCGACGAGACTTTGCCGGATACATGCCTGGTGCGGTTGGCGCCGCACAGCATGGCGCCGGCGACAAGCGTCGCTCATCACGAAGTGCCTGCCCTTGGCAAAGCTGACGAACCGACGGCGGGAGCAGCGGCTCATGAGACGTCAGAGATAATGCTCGCCATTGATACCGACCTGAAGCAGGTCATCATCGAAGGCATCGCTCACCTTCGCGGCTCAACTGACTTCAGGCTCTTTTCGGTGCTCGCCAGGATGCACATCGAGGACCGCGAGAACGGACTCCTGCCGATCAATTTCAGGACGCTCTCTGGCGACGCGCTCGCCGATGCCGTCAGCGGCGCCAACGATACCGCGGCTCGGAAGGCCATCGAACGGATACGCAAGAGGATTGCTGCAGACTGGTCGAAGCTGTTCGGCGGTGAGCCGGAACCAAATGCCGTCATTGAGAACGTCAGCCGCAAGGGCTACAGGCTCAATCCGCAAGTCCGCGTGGTCTCCCCGGACCAGCTTCGGAACCGATAGCCGGTTGTCACACACCCATCGGGCGGATGTCACGTACGCGAACCACAAGCATTGAATTCGCGGCGGAATCCCAACAACCCAAGTCACTGATACGTTGAACGCAGGTGCATGGAGCGCCGCGCAAATCTGGCCGAGACTGCTCGTCGCCGCACAGTTCAGCCGGAGGCCGCGATGAGGAACGGATCGAAAGAATCGTCGGAAGAAGACGGCAGCGCGACCAATCCGTTCGACCCGAAGCGACTTCGACTCTCACAGCGTTTTTCGCAAGGTGCAGACGTCAGGCGGGCACTTGTCACCGTGCCTGTGCGCAGGCCTAGCCCGCAGGAGTTTTTTCGCGTCCATCCGGACGAGGCTTGGCAGCTCGACACAGCGCTCATCGAGATAAAGGCTGATCGGGAGATGTATCTCGTCGATCCAGACATCTGGCCGCTGTTTCCCAACGAATGCAAACCGCGGACGATCTACACAACCATTGATAGGCGCAACGTAGTGACACTGTGGGCGGTTCGTCTGCCCGACGAGAAAGACAGGCTGGACGACTGGAACCGGTCGGCACATGAGGCCGCTCGGCTCGCCGTGACCAAGTGGGTCCGTATGTCGGCGAACATGGCCCTGGGAGCCTACGACATAGACTTGGCCGTCGGCGCGTTCCCCGATCCGGTCTGGCCGAGCCTGTGCTTCGAAGAGCTGCTGAAGATCGCGTTCAAGGGGCGGATGATCAACGACCTCGATCATGTCGTGCTACGACGCCTTCGTGGGGAAATTTGATGACCCACTGCAATGGCTTCTCCTGCACCTGGATCGTTCTTGTTGCCGTAGAGGCGCGCCCTGGCGAACGGCTGGCTCCGCTCGCCCTGATCGCGAAGGATGTCTCCTCGAACCGCATAGTCGAGATCGGCGTGCCAAAGCTGCGAGGCGTCCGGCGTCCGCCCTACCCGACCGGACCGCAAGCACTCTTGGCGACGATCAATGCCACCGAAGTCGTCGGTCTTCACTTGGCGCTGGGCTGGCGTATGCCCGAGCGCATCATCGATCTAATGGTCGAGTTCCGAAATGCCGTCGGCAGTACGCGGCACATGAACGTCGGAGGGCTCGCTGGCGCCCTCGCCTATTATGGCCAACCGGCTGTAAATGGACTTGCTTCCGGGAAATCGCCCGATGCGATGCGTCGACGCCTTGTAGCCTTGGCGGAGTTGTTTGCCGCCATGCGGCCGTCAATCGACCTCGGGCGTGCCCTATTGAGGGGCCGATACCTATGCGCCGTGACCCACATTCAGTCGGCTGGTGTTCCTCTAGACCGAGATATTCTCAGCCGGCTCTCGGACAACTGGCCCGGTATCCGCCGACGTATAGTCGAAATCGTTGATAGCTCCTTCGGCGTCTACCAAGGCCATCGTTTTGATGCCAGCGCGTTCGCAGGATGGCTAGAGCAACGCGGGTTCGACTGGCCCATCCTGCCGTCTGGCCAGTTGGATCTTGGTGATGATGCATTCCGCGAAATGAGCCGCGCCTATCCCGAGGTGCGGCCTCTCAAGGAGTTGCGAACTACGCTGACCGACGTTGATCCCAATACCCTGTCAGTCGGTCACGACGGACGCAATCGCACACCGCTGAATCCGTTCGCATCCCGCACCGGCCGCAATCAACCGAGCGCCAAGGCCAGCGTATTGGGATCGGCAGCTTGGGTGCGGAACCTGATCTGCCCGTCGCCCGGCACTGCACTGGCACTACTCGACTGGCAACAGCAGGAGTTCGGAATAGCCGCAGCGCTGTCGGGTGATGCCGCGATGCAGGCAGCCTATCTCTCGGGCGACCCGTACCTTGCAATTGCCATTGGCGCCAGTGCCGCACCAGCTGACGCGACTGCTGTGACTCATCCGCAAGTCAGAGATCGCTTCAAGGCCTGCGCCCTCGGCGTCCAATATGGCATGGGAGCGGGCCGGCTGGCTCGACAGCTCGGCGCGTCCAGGATTGACGCGATAGAGCTGATACGAGCCCACAAGAATGCATTTCCCCGCTTCTGGTCTTGGTCGGATGCGACCGAGACGCAGGGTCTTTTGCACCGAGAACTGTGGTCCGTTCTCGGCTGGCGACTCGCGATCGGCGCGGACGCTAATCCGCGCTCGCTGCGCAACTTCCCGATGCAGGCCAACGGCGCGGAAATGCTACGGCTGGCCTGCTGTCTCGCCACCGAAGCCGGCATCACGGTCTGCGCACCGATCCACGATGCGTTGCTGATCGAGGCCCCATTGCGCGAGATCGCTGCGAACGTCGCAGCGGTTTCGCAAATGATGGCTGAGGCGAGCGCCACGGTACTCGATGGGTTTGCGCTCAGGACCTCCGTTCGCGTCGTCCGCTCCCCAGAGCACTGGACTGACGCGCGGGGACAGGCCGTCTGGGCGGCCGTCCAGAATGTGCTCAAGGCCAATCGAGCACCTGCTCACCAGCGCGACAAAACCTGCTCGTCCGCGAACTCCCGTCCCATCTCCTTATATGTATCTAAGAAGGATGGCGCTCATGCCGCCGATTGATATCAGTCGACTTCGAGTCTCTGGCGTTTCGAATCGCGTTCATGAGACCAGAAGCCACCGGATCAAGTTCGGTGTGCGCTTCTTAAAGGGGCCGGTCCCGCTTGCGTGGCTTGAGACGGCAGCAAGACTGCCGGGCAGGTCACTGCATGCCGGCATCGCCCTCTGGTATGCGGCAGGCCTCGCGCGCTCTCGCTCGGTGTCCTTGAGCAACATATCCGGCCACCGGTTCGGTCTCGACCGCAATGCAAAATATCGCGCCTTGGCTTGGCTCGAAGGCGCTGGGCTCATTGCCGTTGAGCGCAAGATCGGCTGCGCGCCGGTCGTGACCATTATCGACAGCCGGCCGGAGAATACCGGAGTGACACTTGATGATGGTCCAAAATGATGTCGCGCGAGCCGGTCAGCCCTGGTATCTGGCCGCGTCTCATGCGGGCACGCACTGCCGCGGCCTACGTCGATGAGCGATCTGTTGACGCCTTCCGCCGTTCTGTTGGTACACTATGGCCGGAGCCAATTAGGCTACGCGGGAAGGGCGAGCGATGGCTGAAAGAGGATCTCGACGCGGCGATCGATCGGGCATCGCGAAGAACGAGCCTCGTGCGCGACGCTGCCGACGTCCTATGAAGCCGACTGACTGGCCGCGGTACATGATCGCTAAGCGTTTACGGTCCGGCTTGCCTGGATATTATTGGAACGCGCGCAAAGAGGATATCGAAGCCGGCTTCCCGCTGCATCGCGAGGCCCTCGGCTCTGACTACGGCACGGCTCGTGCGCGCGCTGAGATGCTGAACACCCACCTCGATGCGTGGCGCTCGGGAAAGGATGGGGTTCGTTCCCTGGATTCGGGCCCAAGGTATGGCACAGTCGACTGGTGGCTTGAGAGCTATTGCCGCTCGCCGGCATTCGAAAAGCTCAAAGATCGCACCAAACCGAGTTATCGCTATCAGCTGCGACTTCTGGCCGACATACCGACGAGAGGCGGAGGTCGCTTGGGCGACTTGCCAGCGCGTTCGATCACGCCAGCTGCGGTCGACAAACTCTACGAAGCGCTGCGAGGAGGTAAGGCCGGCACCAAGCTGCGCCGCGCCAATCATACGATCGACATTGCCAAGAAGGCCTGGAGCGTCGTTCAGAGGACGCATCCGCAGCAATTCGGGCAGGCAAACCCATTCGTCGGTCTGACGCGTTTCCGCAGCACCGGAACCATCCAGCACGCTACACGAGAGGAGGCGTTCGCGCTCAGCGAGGCCATCCGTGCCTATGGTCATCCGCACCTCGCCATCGTTCCTCTGGTGTGTTTCGAATGGCTGCAGCGTCCGGAGAACATCCTCGCTGGTTACTTACGTTGGTCCGATTACCGACCCATCGAACGTCCGAGGCACGTGCGGATTGTGCACCACAAGACAGGTGAGGTGGTTTGGCATCCTCTCGAGGCCGATGGCGAACGCTTTTACCCTGAGCTTGAGCGGCGGCTCACCGAACTCGCGCGCATTGCCGTACCGATTGTCGTCAGCCTCGGCGAACGGGGCGCGCCTCCCCACCCCTACTCCTTCTCCTACGCCAAGCGGATCGTGCGGGAAGCTCGGCGGGCGGCAGGGTTACCCGAGCACGTCACGATGACGGCTTGCCGGCACGGCGGAATGACCGAGCTGGGCGATGCGGAACTGACGGAGCAGGGCGTCATGAGCCTGTCCGGACATCGGAGCCCGGAGGCGGCGCGTGGCTACGTCAAGAAGACCGAGATCCAGCGCCTTACTGCGGCGCGCAAACGACGCGCCTGGGTCGTCGATTTAGAACACGCCCGGAACGAGAGTCAGAATGAACACCGGATTCGCGAGTCAGAATGAGCCCGGCGAGAACATTTGTTCTCGTGCTACACTGCTGATTTTGTTGGCTAATGATTGGCGCGCCCGAAAGGATTCGAACCTCTGACCCCCAGATTCGTAGAAAATGGAAACGGCGGATTAACTTGTAAAATCAATAGGCTTATGGTACGTGTAGCTCTGGTGTATCAATTCCCGAGCGTACAATGGCGATCTATAAGCGGCGGTGGAAGAATCAAAAAGGTGAAACGCAGGAGGCGTACCGCGTCAGTTTCACCATTCAAGGCAAGAAGCGGTTCCGTCAATTCCAGACCAAACGACAGGCGAGCGACTTCGCGTGCAGCCTCGGGACATGGGTGCCGGAGCAGGAACGCAAGCTGAACAACCCTCCCGTGTCTGAGGTCGCCGCGCGCTGGCTCGTAGCGTGCGTCAAGGGACGCGCTGGGCACCCACCTCTGGAGCCCACAACGTGTCGGACCTATGAGAACTACTCCCGCAACTACGTCGTCCCATTCTTCGAAGGGCGGGGCATCCGTGACGTGGCGCGTCGAGACGTGATCGCGTTCCGCGAATACCTCCTGGAAAGCAACATCGCACGGATAACGGCGAAGAAGGTCATGGTCGCGCTCCGGTCGATCCTCCGTCACGCCCTGGATGAGGAACTGATCGAAAGCGATCCGAGCCAGGGTATCACCATCCGCCTGGGGTCACGGTACGTGTCGAAGGTGGACATCCCGAGTAAGGCCGAAATGACGCGAGCGCTTGTGTTCGCGCGTGAGCTTGCGTGTGCAGGCGACAAGCGGATTGCCGAGAGTTGGCGGCGCTACCGTCCGATGTTAGAGACGCTGACCTACGCAGGGTTGCGGCTCAGCGAGCTTCGTGGGCTTCGACGGTGCGATGTGGATACGGAGAACCACACCATCAGCGTGAGGCAGCGCGCCGATCGCGATGGGCGGATAGGTCCGCCGAAGTCCGCCAAGGGTCGCCGAGTCATCCACATCCCGCCGACACTGAGCGCCGACCTCAAGACTTGGATGGGGACACATAACTTTGAGCTGGTCTTTCCGTCCAGGACCGGCGTGCCTATGGCGCAGGAGAACGTGGCGAAGCGGATGTGGGGTGAGGTACTGCGGCGCGCAGGTATCCGCGCCTACAGCGTTCACGCCATACGGCACTTCTGTGCGTCCAGGCTGATCGAGGGAGGGGCGTCGCCGAAGGAGCTGAGCGAGGCGATGGGGCACAGCGACGAGGGGTTCACGCTGCGCGTCTACGGGCACCTGTTCCGTGACGCTGAGAGTGAGCAGCGGCGCAAGGATCGCGCCGCCGCCCTGGTCCTTTAGGCCTTCATGAACTTCCCGCGCACGCGACCGACGACGCGGAGCTTGGCGGCGTCGATCTCGTAGCTGCCCGCCGCCGTCTGCACGCGGGCCTGCGGCTTGCCTGTCCCGCCTGGGACGACGGTGACGTGCGCGATCTGCGCGCCGTACCCATCCCAAATCAGGAAGTGTCCGGGCGGGCTCGGGCGCTGGGCCGATCGGTCTACGATGACGCGGTCGCCGAACTGGAACTTTCCGTCCGGGGTGTCCACCTGGACCTTGTAAAGACACAGTGCGTCAAACTTGTCACAGTTCAGCTCGGCGCGGAGATACTGGTAGGGCAGCGCCCACGGCATCACCGCGACCGGCTTGTCGGGATCGTCCTGGATGATGACCTCGTTGACCATCGCGAAGCCCATCTTCTCCGGATCGGGCAAGACCTCGACGGGCGAGTAGTCGATGCCGAACGCGATGAACTCGGGGCGCGTCTTCAACTTCTTCGCCATGTCGCCGAACTTGACGAGGGGCGGCAGGCTCTCGCCGCGCTCCCACTGCGCCGCAGCGGCGCGCGAGTAGTCGAGCGCCTGCGTCAGCTCCGCCTGGGTCATGCCGAGGTTTTCACGCAGCGATTTGATGCGCCGACCGATCTCTTCCTCGGTCGTGGCGACGCCCTTCAGCTTCCGCTGTTCGTGGGCGATGTCGTCGGAAGTCTGCTTGCTGCGAGGACGGGCACGGTTTCTGCCGTGCGTCGTGTTCTTCTCTGCGGGTAACATGTTTCACCATCTATATCATATGGACCAACTAGTGACTGCCAGTGTCTTCCGCTGGTGTCAAGATATGTCAGACACCCTGACGGGTCAACAGCTTGTGGTCACTATATGTCATACGCACTAAATAGATGGTTAAGCGTCGAGCTTTCCTGGGAGGTGCGGAAAACCTCGGAAGTTCACAGCGTTAGCGAACAGGGCGATACAATCCTGTGAGAAGCGTTTGTGGCACGGACGCACGTACCGGAAGCGATCTCCGATCTGGATAGGGTTAGCCGTCTTGAAGTAGAGCTTCACGCCCTTACCTGTAGAAGTCCAGTGCCGGATGATGTTGGATTGCCCGGCATTCGCGCCGGACACCCAGCGGATCGCCGTGCGCTCAAAGTCTCCGTCAGCGCCAGACATGGTCGTGGCGTTGAAGAACTTGTCGCTGACGACCGTCGTCACCGTGTCGTAGTAAACGTGCGCCGTGTGCGCGGACCAGAAGATGGCGTTGTTGTCCAGCGTCACGTCGCCGGGGCTGAGCAGGAACACGGTTCCTGCATCGCCGGTCGCCGTCACGGAGTCGCTGGCGGTCGGAGAGCCGGTGTCGATCATCGCATACGTCAGCGCGTCGAAGCCGACGTTCGCGAGCGTACCGGGAGACCCGGCAGGCGGCAGCGCGCGGAGCACGAAGCGCATCGAGAAGGCGTTCGTCGGGACCTTGACGATCTTGGAGACGGTGACCGTCCCCACTGACCCGTGAACGGTGTCTGGCAGGATGTCCACGGTTGACAGGATCGTTGTGCCCAACGCGTCACGGAACTCGACCTTGACGCCCGCGCCGCTCGTCGTGTCGCCGTACAGCACCTTGAGATCGACGCGCAAGAGATAGTATCCCAACAAGCTGCGCGAGAGATCGACGCCGACCGTGTTGAACGAAATGGATGTGGCGCTCTTGATCACATACTCAGTCGCCGAGCCGCCGCCCGCGTTGCCGCCGAGCAGCATGTAGGAGCCGTCCGGGATGGGCAGTCCGCTCAGCGAATTGCCGACAGAGAAGTACGAGCCCGTCGTCTTCACCCAATACGGGATGTCGTTCGCCGTCGCGTTGTTCGAACGCGGAGCCGACAGCTCGAACGAGTTGTTCGGCGGGTTCTTCGTCAGGCTCGGGCCGTAGTTGATGATGCGCGCAACGCGCTGGATGACGCCGGAGTAGGGCGTGCCGGTCGAGTTGTTCCACCAGTAGGCGCGCACGTTGTCCATCTCGGCGTCGAGCGTGGTGCCCGCGCCGCGCAGCATGTAGAGATAGATGCGGACGGTACGCGCGCCGGAGATCAGTGGCCCTGCGCACGCGCGCTCGCGCCACGCGTCGAGCGTGTCGAGCGCGAGGTAGCCAGTGTCCACGTAGTCGATGACGTTGCCCGACGCGTCGAGAACATCGTATCGCAGACGCGGACAGTCCTCGGTGCTTGTGTGCTGCACCATGTAGGAGAGAAGCAGGAAGCTAATGTGCCCCGCGTCGATTTCCGACGAGGACACACCTTGTGCTACCAGATCGAGGTCCTGGTAGACGAACATCTCTTCCGGGTTCGTTGCGCCGCCAGCCGCCGTGCCGCCGCAGAGCGCCTGCGATCCGACGATCGGCGCGACGCCAGCAGTAGCCTTGAACCGGGCATTCGAAGATTTCGTCCAGCCCGTGATCGCGCTCGTCTCCGTGAAGCCGACGTTCGTCTCAAAGCTGGGGTTCGTGATCGTCAGCGCGTTCATGAGCGCGGGATCGTAGACGTAGTACCATTCGCCCTGCGCCACCGGATTGATGGGCGAGCGAACCTGCCCCTCGTCGATGGCGACCTTGCAGCGCTTGTCGCCAAGCTCCGCCGTGCAGGAGGCTGAGTAGACTTGACCGACCGTGTTGTCGAGCACGCTGAGCATGCCGACGACGGTGATCTTGACGTTGCCGGTCTGATTGACCTCGATCGCGCCGAACGTCCCGCGCCGCAGGGTCACGGCTCCGGCGCTCGTGTTCGTGAAGTCAACGAGCGTGATCCGGCACGCCGCGTGCGTGAACCGCCCGTTCTTGAAGTCCGCCATCTTGAACGTCGTCTCGTCGCAGCTGAGCGTCAGGTCCACGTTGTCCGTGGCCATCTGTGAGCCGCTGCTGATGGCGGACAACTGGAAGGGGATCAGGTGCGAGTAGGTGTGCCCATCGACGACCAGATCGGTGTCGTGGTTCGTCACGAAGAAGCGCTTGCCGTCGCTCCGTTCGATGTCAACGCAGATCGCGAGCGTCGTAACGGCGGACGTGATGGCGGCGCTGAGTCCCGACGAGAGCGTCTTCATGTCTCACTTGCCCCGGAGGTTGGGAGGAACGAGCTGGTTGAACGGATCGAAGGGCTGCGGAATGTCGTCCGGGTGCGATACCCAGTACGTGATCTTCTGCTTGCACGTCGAGGCGTTGATCGCCGCGTCGCGCCGCTCGATCTGGCGTAGGTGTCCCGCCTCGCGCGCTTCCAGCAGCCGGAGCTTCTGCGCCAGCGCGTCGTAGTCCTTCTGGACCTCAGACAGCTTCGACGCGTAGCTCCACGCCGCCGAGACGATGATGAGAAGCACAGCGATGCCGCTGAGCCGAAGAATGGTTGTGATACCGATCATGGTTTGCCTCCACGGTTGAACCTTTCCCCGAGCTTGTCGAGCAAGCGCGAGCGGTCGAGGACGCCAGCACCGAGGTAGAGCATCGCCATCAGCTCCGCGTAGTTCATGAGCGATGAAACGGCGCGCTCAGCGAGAGGGCCTTCAAGTTTGAGGAAGAGGGCGAAGCCGGTGCAGCCGATACAGGTAAAGGTCGTCGTGTAAGCGAACACGGCACGACGCAGGCGAGACACTTGCGTCTCGCCTGTCACGTCCGCGTCCTGGACCGTTACCGGTGTCGGTGCATCATCCATTCGTCCTCACTTCCAGAAGAGCCAGGGGATGCCGAACATGCCGTAGCGCTTCTCGGGCTTGGGGCCGGATTGAGGAACGGGATTGGCGACCGGCGTCGCCTTCACGACCACCGGCTCGTCGTGCTCGGACGGCTTCACAGCCTGCCCGGTCAGCACGAGGTAGCGGTTCAGATCGAACACGCCGCCGCCGTTGATGTCGGTCTTCCAGCCGCGCGTGTCGATCTCTTCGTGGGTGACGATCCACTTGATCGACGGGTAGGCCTTGAGCAGCGCCGGAATGATCACGTCGAGCTGTGCGTACTGAGCCGGGTAGAAGGGCTCCCACACGTACCGGCCCTTGTCGAGACGCGGGTGGTAGTGCTCGGTCCAGGTGATCGGCGGTGTCTTCGTGTGACGCTTCGGCGAGTGGTGATCCAACGTGAACTCACCTTCGGGCGTGATGATGTTGCCGTACTCGTCCTCGTAGTGCCCGTCGCCGTGAATCTTGAGGTAGCCGATGTTCGACACCTCGATGCCGATCGAGTGCGAATTGATGTCGTCGAAGCCGTGCGAACGCGACGGACCAGCGTGCCATGCGCGCCGGTTGAACGGCACGATCTGCGTCAGCTCGCCTTCGCGACCGACGACGATGTGCGCCGAAACCTTGCTGCCCGGATCGGACAGCGTTGACACGTCGCCGTCGAACGACCAGCCGGACGTGAAGTGGAGCACGATGAACTTGGGTTCGATCGTGCCACCCATGTTCGGCGTCTTGACGAAGCGGACGCCGTCGAGCTTGTGATCTGTGACGTTCATACGCCTGTCGAGCCGAAGCCCGCCTCCCCGCGATCGGTGGTTTCGAGCGCCTTGACCTCGACGGCGCTGAGCCGGTCGGCGCGCTCCAGGATCAGCTGGGCGATGCGCTCGCCGGAGCCGATGGAGACGGCGAACTTTCCGTGATTGATGAGGATGACCTTCACCTCGCCGCGAAAGTCGGAATCGATGACGCCCGCCATCACATCCAGACCTTTCGACACCGCCAGCCCGGAACGCGGGGCGACGCGCCCGTAGTATCCGCGCGGAATATCGAAGGCGAGACCCGTGCAGATCGCGACACGCTCACCCGGCTCGATGCGAGCGCGGTACGGGGTATCGTGCTGATCGACGACGAGGGCGGACAGGTCGAGACCGATCGCTCCCCCGCTGCCGTAGGTGGGGTCGATGGCGGCGGGGTGTAGGCGCTTGTAGGCGAGGTAGGGCATGGATGATCCGATGTTCGGGGGAAAGAGTTGGGGAGGCACGCGGCCTCCCCGATGGGCCGGGCTTAGAGCCCGAACTTGTCCTTGGCGGCGTCCTCGGCGGCCTTGACCTTCTTCGACACTTGCGCCTCGTCGAGCTTGGCCTTGATGACGGGCCACGACGCCCAGGCAAACAAAGCGACGACGACGAGAATGATCAGTTCCATGTGTGTTCTCCTACCTATGAAGGTGTGCGGGAAGTCGACGCCCAGGCAAACAAAGCGACGACGACGAGAATGATCAGTTCCATGTGTGTTCTCCTACCTATGAAGGTGTGCGGGAAGTCGTCACCCTATGTCTCAAAATGACGCGTGTCAATGAGAATGACGCTACTGGTTAAAGCGGGTCACCTCGTTGCCCCAGGAGTCCCAGCCGGGCCGTTCCTGACGGGCGAACAGCTCAATTCCTGGACCCGGAAGCAGCCTCTCGATCCGTTCATAGACCTCGTCAGGTTTGCGGCTGTGCTCGCGGCGCGGGGCGACGATCAGGCGGCGGACATCCTTCGCGCTGCGCTTGGGCTTGCCGCGCGTGCCCAGCCAGCAGCTCTCAGGGTTCGCGCGCGTCCAGTGTCCGAGCCCGGTGAAGAAACCGTCACCGGACTTGTTCAGCTTCGCCCACTCGAAACCGCGCGTCTTGAACTTGAAGCCCCAGGCGTCCATCACCTCAAGCATCTGCGGTACGTGCGTGTCGATGCACCACATGAGCAGGACAGAGTCCTTGGCGGCGATACGCCGTACCGGCAGCGCTTTGATCGCGTCGAGCGTCATACAGCCGTAGTGCTTCTCCGGCGAGCGATCCTTGCCCTTGGCGGAGTAGGTGACGTACGTCCACGCCGGGTCAGCATAGATGACCCGGTACGTGTCAGACGTGATGTCGTCGAAGTCGGTGAAGATCACAGCGCGTACATCTCGACATCGAACCCGTGCAGGCGAAGCCAGCTGATGTACTGGTTCTTCGATTCGTACGCATGTTGACCGCGCGGGCCGGGGCGTCCGGTAGCGCCGGTCGCACCGGGCGCACCGGGAGCACCGGTAGCTCCTGTCTTGCCCCGCCGACCCTTGATGATGACAGGCTTCAAGGCGTCGCACGGAACCCATGCGCCGTTCTGCTTCTGTTGAAGGGTAGAAGGATCACGGTCCTCCTGCGTCAGTTCTTCGTACGCGCCGCGTTCGAAGCCTTCCTTGAAGCCTTCCGCGTGTCCTGCCGCAAACGCAGCATCCGTCAGGGCTTTGATGTCAGGTGTGTACAGCAGCGAGTTCGTGATCGCGTGATACCACTCACCCATCGGCAGCTGACACCAGCCGCGCGTGTGAAGCGCATCTTTGTATTCCTGACGCATGTTACCTCACAGGGCAGACGCCGTTGATGCAAGCCTCCGTGCCTTCGACCATCTCCAGTGACGCGCTGTCACTCAGGTTGACCGGCAGGAGCGTGGAAGTGTAGGCCTCGTAGACATCGGCCGAGACGACCTCTTGGGGGAGGTACGGGAAACCGAGATCAGCGGCGGTCTTCGTGGGATCGTTCCGGTAGAGGAACGACACGCCGACGTAGCTGTCCCAATTGGCAATGAGCCAATCGATGATCTCCGGCACCTCGTCGATAGAGTACGAGACGGTGATCGACGCATTGTGATCGACGTAGTTGTCCATCACGAGCTTGTAGCGTTCGAGCTGATCCACCGCCGATTCGATGTTCACCTCGATGCCGTTGACGGTCGAAAATTCGATGTGGTCATACTTGACCGGGATGCGAACCAGCACACCGGTCGGATCATACGGGTCCGGGAAGGTGTGGTAATTCGCGGCGGCAAGCCGTCCGACGATCGGATCGTGTACCGAGAAACGGATATTGTTGAAGATGTACTTCCCGAGAGGCTTGTGAAGCCCCTCCGGAACCTCGCAGCCTTCGATCGAAAGAGCTTTGCTCTGAGTGCCCGAAGGCTTGATCGTAGTAATCGCCTTGGGGCGCGGGAGGCCAAGCTCGTCAGCCATTTCGAAAGCGGCGAGGATCGCCGTCGCCTTGAGGTGTTGCCACGCGAGGGCTTCTTGCGCGTGCTCCCAGGCAACGACGCCAGTGACGCCAGCCCCACACAGCCGCAGAAACTCGTTGTTCTCGTGCCATCCGCGCTGGAGGATGCCGTCGTCGAGGTGGACACACGTCTGCCGGTAGTTGGCGCGGGTGATAAGCCGGTGCGCGCGGTGGAGAGCGTCTTCATCCCCGTTGAAGCGGAACAAGACCGTCTCCACGAGATTGCAGAAGCCGCGATCAGCAAGCAGGATTTCGGCACAGGGATTGACTCCTTTGAACCAGGGCGCGCGCTTGAGCGCTTCGACGCCGTTGATGAAACCGGGCTCAGAGCCGCCGCCCTCGGCGATCAGCTTGAACATGTGACGCAGCTGATACTTCGTCGGCTTCTGCCAGAAGATCAGCGAATTGTTCGACATGGCGCGCTGTGGGTTCAGCTCGTAGTGATCCTTCTTCGCTAGCGCGAACTCCTGCCACTCCGGCTCGCCGTAGCCCATCACCGCGATCTCGGCGGAGCGGCGCGAAGACAGTGTCGTGCCGAGCCAATCCATAATGTCGAGGATGTCGATGCGCGTGAGCAGCTGCTCAGCGCGGTTGCGCATGATCTTGGCGATGGCTTCGTACGCCTTGGCGATCTGCTCGTCGCCGGAGCTGATCCAGCCGTAGCTGCGCAGGCGTCCGCCAGCGCCACGGATGTTGGAGAAGTCGAGAACGAGACGCTTCGCGTTGAACTTGCCCGCCATGATCTTGCCTGCGGACTTGGCCCAGGCCTCGGCGCTGTCGCCTACCTGGATCGTCCACACGCCGTCGCGGAAGGTCTCGACGTTGTCCTCCGGCCCCTTGTCGTACGGGCCGCGCGTCGAGCGGATGACCTTGATCTCCATGTCGGGATTGGCGAAGCCGTTGAGCGAACCGACGACGGGGCGGAAGCCGACGCCGCAGCCCTGGAGCAACAGCCACATGGCGTCCACGATGTCGTGGATCGCGCGCACCTCAAGGAAGCAGCAGTTGAACTGTGTGCTCTCGACGCGCTTCGCGATCTCCGTTCCGCCGAGCCAACGTGTGCGTCCGCTGAACGTCACCTTGCGATCGAGAAACAGCTCGCGCAGTTCGTGCAGCTCCGCCTCTTCCGCGTCGGTCAGCGCCGCCAGCTTCCAGTCTCCCTGCGCCTGCCGGAACTTCTGCGGCGTGCGGCGGAACCCGGCCTTGGCCCGCATCCACAACCACCGCTGGTGATCGATGATGCGGTCTGCGGCTTGTTCCTCCGTCTCGAAAACGCTGTCGCTTTCGTCGATTGGACGCAGGTATGTGCGCGCCGTCACGATGGACGCGCGGAGAGAAGGCTGGTTCATGGAAGAAGACCCCCGGCTTTTCTGGTTATCAGGAGTGACGAAGGTTACCGCTGATCACGCGGAAGGTCAAGGACGCGAGCGTGGTCGTGCTTGGCCTCGCCGATATAGAACTTGCGGTGTTGTTGCCAGCCCACAAAGTTGCCGTGATACTGTGCGTGTGCCCAGTACCGCTTCTTCGTCATCCCGTCAGTGTCGATGTAGTCCGGCGTGGCTTGGTGCTCCAGCGGCGACGCGTGCATCGGGTCTCCGGTGAGCCGGTTGAATAGACCGATGTCGTCAGCGAGGGTGGGGCGCTTACCTTCGTGCGTCAGGTAGGAGACGCGCGCGCACCGCGCAGCCGAAATCTTGGCGGCAAGGGTGAGCGTACGCTCCGCTGCCATATCGACGGACAGCGCTTCCATATCGCCGAGTGAGCGGAAAATGTGCTCGGACGCGCGATCCATATCCGTGTCGTCGATGTAGGGAAGGTGCCATCCGCTGTACGGGATCACGCGCGGCGCGCTGTCACGGCGAGCTACGACGACAGCGTGACCGAGCGCCATCATCGTCGGATCGGCGTCGGGGTGATCGCGAAGGTATTCGAAGTTCGCCCACTGCGTGCCGGTGACGACGACCGAGATGTGCGTGTACGGCTCCAGAATGCGGTTGATGATCTGCTTCGCTGCGCGCTCGGGGCGCGCCATCATAGTACGAGCAACTGAGACAGCAGCGTCGCGCGCGAACAACCAATCACTGCGCGCGGCGCGCTCGCCGAATACGGTCATCTCACCGCCGTCCTGCATGCCCTTGGCGTGGGACCCCCAGCGTTCGGGAAAGGCCGGGTCGGTCAAGGCCTCGTCAACGAGCCGCTCAGTGGGGATCGCCCGCGACGACGAGGCGTTACGCGAGAACACCCGGTGCGTCATGAACTCCGCGTGGATCGCGCGAGGATAGCGTAGCTCCATCGTTGTGAGCCGGACGCCCTCTTCCGAGATCGAATCCAAGATCACCTTCGCTGACACGGGCATTCTCAATCTCCAGGTTTGATAGACGGAGCCGCTGCGCGGACACGGCGTCTTCGATGGTGCTGTGGTACTGACCGCAGCAATACTTGCGACCGCCGAAGCGAACGAACGCCTCGTACCGGGCCGGGTGCTTGCGCGACGGATAGACGTAAGGCGCGACCGCCTTGCGGTATGCTTTCGGTGTTGCGCGCTTCCGGCGATTGCCGGTGCGCGTGATCGGCTGGAGGTTGTCCCAGCGGTTGTTGAGTGAGTTCGAGTCCTTGTGGTCGATCTCGATCTCGGGCGGCGGGTACTCGCCGGTCATGTAGTAGTGGGCTAGACGGTGGGCCTGATACTCGCGACCGCCGACTTTGATGTAGCGGTATCCACCCTTGACACGCCCGGTCGGGAGTGTTTCGCCGTTGCGGACGAACATTCCAGACTCGGGCCTGTAGACCAAGGCAGCGACGAGATCAGCGTGAGGGATCACGCCGCGCATCACTTCCTCTTACGTTTGGGCTTCGGCTTCGCTTCCTTCTTCCACTTCGCGTAGAGACGCGAAGCAGCGCCGGGCGGCGGACGATCGTCGTGAAGATTGCCGGTCTCCATCGCGTCGGCGAGGATCGCCAAACACGCGATGGCGTGACCGATGTGAGGGACGCCCGCGTCGTCCGAAAGCTCTTCGCCGTCGAACCACGCATCGATGTGACGCTTGCACGCATCGACGTAGACCGACGCGATGACCTTGTTACCGCGCCAATTGTAGGCAGAGTATTTGCGCGCGCCGTCCATCATGGCGAGCGCGCCATAGACGGATGCCGCAGGAGGAAACTTGGACAGCGAGACCTTCGACAGGCCGAGCGCGTCCTTCGGATTGATGCCGAGCTGCTTCTTCTTCGCCTTGGTAGCCATTGCTTTCTCCGGGAGGCGTGATCCCGTACGGGAACATTTTCGGGTTTCGGGGGTCAAAACTTCCGAAATGTTCCCGTACGGGAACAACGCGATCAGCACTTCTTCTTGCCGCCGCCGCTCTTCTTCTTTTTCGAGCTGCCAGCTTTCTTCTTCGCCATGTGAACGTCACCCCCTTTCACAACAGTTAGGCGGGGTGACGCCGTCAGACGCGGCGAGACCCCTTGACGCCCTCGGCCTTGGGAGCCGTGGTCTTGAGCGGCTGCTCCGCTTCCAGCGGGTCAGCCTCGTTGCCGGTGTCGTCGTCGTCGGCGTAGGGGTCGAGAGCCGCCAGCTCGGCCTGGGACTTCCAGTCCACGAGCTTGAGCGTCGGAGCCCACTTCGTGCCAGACGCGTCACGCGGCTGGAACGACTGCGCGCCGATCTCGACGATCGGAACCTTCGGCTCGCCGTTGTTGTCCACGAACATCGCCGCCTTCGCGCCGAACTCCTGGATCAGCGCGCCGAGCGCGTTGCGGCCCGACTGGTTGGACAGGTTGAAGTCCATCTGATCGCCGCCCTCCAGCGAGCGGACGACGACGGAGAGCTGCTGCTTCCAGCCGTCACCCTGCTTGAACGGGCCGTGATCCTTCAGGCTTTCCTCGCTCGGGATGCGCCCGCCGCCGAGGATGTCCACCATGATCTGATCGACCGGCTTGCTGTCCTTCCAGCACACCCAGCCCTTCTTCGCGCCGAGGATGTTGAAGGCGAGGCGCGTGCCGTGCTCGACCTCGACGCCCTTGAACATGTACTTGCCGGTGTTGCCGCTGTACTTGAGGAACGAGCCGGTGCTGATCTCCATCTCGTTGCCGAGATCGAGGAAGGGGTTGCCGCTGGCGAGCTGCGAAAGCGTGCCGCCCGGCTTAGTCGTCGTGAGTGCCGTTGTCATATTGATACTCTCCACTGATACTTCTATCTCGATTTACGCTTTGACTTTCTTCGGCAAGACCACGACCTTGTCGTAGCCCGCCGTCTCCCGCATGTACGGGGACAGGTCCACACCCGCCTCGCGCATTGCAGTGATGGACGGTTTCATGGTCGGTCTGACCGTCTGCCATGAGACCGTGAAGTTGTCGGCTTTGAGCGTGCGCGTCTTCTGCGCGTACATCGCGTCCTTGAGCGCCTGCTTCGCCTGTTCGAACACCAGCTCCGCTGCTTCCGCAGCCTTCTTCGCATCCATGTACGCCATGATGTGCGGCGTACAGGCGGCGAGCTGTTCCGGTGTGGACGTGGGCTTGGTCTCCGCCCACTGCGAAAGGATTGCGGCACCGCACGCGTTGCGCCAGCGGCAGTAGTCGCAGCCTTTGTGCATGCGGCCCTCGGGCGGGGCGTCGGTGATCTTCTCGAACGTCCACACCTTCTCCGCGCGCATCTTTCCTGCCGCGTAGACGCCGGGATCGAACTCGACGACGAACGGCTTGAGGTCAGACAGGAACGACGCGTTGGCGTAGAGGATCACCGAGAACTGCGGCTTGAACTCCGTCGTCTCGTTGAGGATGCCCATACCCATCTGCACCTGACCGTGGTGCTTGGCGCGTTCCTCTTCCAGGTTCGCTCGCGGGTCGATGGACTTGAACTCGATAGAGATGCACCCCGTGGTGACCTTCGGCAGATCGACGACGATGTCGCCACAGCGGATCGTGACAGGGCCGGGCGGGATGCCGGTGATCAGGCCGTCCGGCGTGGCGGACGCGCGATTGAGCTTGAGGGTCTTCTGCGCATCGCCGGAATACTCGATCGTCAGACCGAGCAGCGCCGGGAGCGCGAAGCGGAGCGCCGGGACGAAGAAGAAATTCTCGATCAGGTCGCCACGGTGTGTCGCGCCCCAATCCATCTCGTAGTCCGGGTCAGGCGTCGCGCCGAACTCTTCGTGGCGCTTCTCCAACACGAGCTGCCGCATGCAGTTGAAGACTTCGGAAGCACCCGCCGTCGTGGAGCGGTCGTGTTCCCAATTCTTCTGATTCTCGGCGATATAGGCGTCGAAGAGCGCCTTGAAATCGATAAGCATTCGTTACTCACTGTCTCATTGAGGGACGACCGTGCCATTATGGCTCACGCGTGTCAATTACAATCACGCGCGTTAACGCTGATTTTCTTAGTGGCAATCGCACCAGTTGTGACCGATCTTCGACGCAGCCTCGATCGGGCATTTGAAGTTGAAGAACAGCCCGGCATCGATAGCCGACTGTTTGCTGGTCTCCGCGACAAGCTCCGCGAAAACCGTCTTGGCGGCGTACTGGTTTTCGTCGTGAACGAATACGAGCAGCGCGAAGTCACCGCCGTCCCATCCGTGATCCAGGCCCTTGTCCATGAGGCGCTGTTCGGTAAGCACCGTCCACTTCTTCGCGATCAGTGCCGCGTCAGACTGGAGACGCAGGTTGAGCGCGGAGTGCTTGGAGCGCACGCCCAAGCGGCGACCGTCGAGACCGATCAGGTAGCCGCGCTCTGCGTCTGCCTGGACAAGATCGATTGCCTTCTTCAAAGCGGGGACACCCTGCATCAACGCCGCGCGCAGCGTGCGTCCGAGATCGCGCGCCTGACGTTCGTTGAGCAGCGGATCGGCGGTGATGCCGAGCTTGTAATCACCCGCGCCGTACATCAGACCGTAGAGCACGCGCTTGATGATGTCGCGCTGTGTCACGACGCCGTTGGTGCGATCCATATTGTACTGGTGGGGATCGCCGCGCAGCACAACTTCGATCAGCTCGCCGCCGTCGAACTTCGCGCACAGCTCAGCAAGGCAGCGCAGCTCGATGCCGGACAAGTCGATGCCGATCTGTGACCACAACTCTCCCTGCCAAACTTTCGGCGTGTAGAAGAGCGAGCGACAGTCCGCGCCGTACTCACCTTCGAAGCCCCATACCGGAACCTTCTTACCGGTCGCGGGGTCTTTGCCGAGGATGACAGCCGGAACCTGTCCGACGTTCGGGTGATTGTGCGTGCAGCGTCCCGACACGGTGCCGCCAGTGTTGACGTAGCCGTGAATACGCCCGTCGTCGGTGACGCAGTTCAGCCACGCCTGCTTGCCGGTGGCGAGCTGCGAGTGCAGTTTCTTGAAGAACAGGACGTTCGCAACGTCCTTGGCTTCAGGGATTTTTCCGATAAGGTTCTGAAGCACCGCGTCAGAAACTTCCGGGAAGCCCTTCTCGGTGAAGTCGGTCGGCACCCATCCGTGCAGCGTCGTGAAGCGGTCGATAATGTGGTGCCGCGAGCCGGGATTGAAGTCCTTCCACTCGACGAGACAGTACGGCGAGTCCTTCGTCTTATCGGGATACGCGATACGGTGTTGTTCGGTGCGCTCGACTTTGCGCTTCTTTCCTGTCTTCGGATCGACAACGACCATGAAGGACTTGTCGCGCCGAAACTCCTGCTTCGACACGGTCACTTCCGCCCAAATGGCGCGGCTGTTGTCCTCGCCGAACTCCGGGCGGATCGGCATGTATGTCTTCGCGCGGTTGACGCCGAGCGGGTCGTCCCACTCCATCGCCACCTGATACTTCTTCTGCGGCGCGAGCCAGCGTCCGTACTTCGCCTTAGCGACGGCGCTTGCCCGATCGATTTCCGATGCGAGGTGCTCCGCGAGTTTCTGGCCCGCCGCCACGTCGAAAGGGTAGCCGTTTCGCTCCATGATGCCGCAGAGATCGTGGATCGCGTGCTCCAGCTCGATGCAGCCGGGAGGCGGCATCTCGTCTGACATGGCGTTCCAAATGATCTCGGTAACGTCGATGTCACCGATGGCGTAGGCTTCCATCTCCGTGTTCCACTCAGCCC